TCTAGTTAAATAAACAGAGTAACGGCGCTACTCTATTTATTTCAATATTTCACGCACTAGTTACCTAGTCGATTATCTTCCTAATCTATATGCAACAATTACAAGAGATTTACTTGTTTATATACAGGAGGAAATCCCGTAAAAAATAGGAACGAGAAATCCTCGCCTGTTGCATAGTACATTTTATACCAAACACGAGTTAAAGTGCCGCTTCTAAATTGTGTTATATACATACTATCTATATAGTCATTACCATTAGCATAATTTATTTGCTTACCTGGTATAAATTTATATTGTGAATAATATGGGAATTGCACTTCAAGTGCCCCATTAACTTCACTATTAGCCACTTCAATACCATTCATACAAGCTCTGTCGTGATATCTATCACAATAAGTCTTGGATATTGCTGTTTGAGTGGTTTGTGGGAGTACAGCCACACCTGAACTAATGAGGCTTGGTATACCATCAAAACGAGACACTATTATACGAGCATGATCCATTTGTGAACTTTCAACTCTCATTGGTTCAAACTTCCATCTCATTGCTCCTCGTTTTCCGGAAAAAGCATTGCGCATCCATGTAAAAGGACTCATGGCTACATAGCTTGTATCGCCGGGGGTTACTCTAGTATGAATACCCTCAGCACAACCTCGATTCAGTGGTTGTGTAGAAAATGCTGTATACTTGAAACCTCCAACATCAGTTTCATCAAAACCGATAATTTGGCCTGGTGCATACCTGTGCATTAACTGTCTTAGAGACACCATTTTCTCCCCTATATACAATAAGGTGTCTCGTGCTGGAAGAGGATGTTCAATTCTTGAATCTATTCCTTCCTCTTCCGGAACTACCGTTTCTATTGGATCGGCTCCACTCTGTGGTTGAAGCATATATTCATCGATACCTCCTGGGTAGTTCAAATTTGGTACTGCCAATTCAAAGTCGTCTCCAGCTGATACATATACAGCTATGGTTATAGACTTATCCAAGACAGGATCTGGGGTTGGAACTGTTAGTGGATTTAATACATACAAAGACAGTGTTCCATTACCCCCATCCACTGCAGTACGTGGAGTAGTACCAAAGTATACTCCACTATCCATATCTGGCACATCTAAATATGCCTTTGGCTGATGATTTGATATAGATATACTGAAATCACGGTCAGTACTAATATCTATAATATCTGTCTTTTGTATATTTTCTTCAAATCCTTGGCTAGAGTCCACAGAATCATACACAACAGCGAGCCGACCTCTATGAAAGGCACTAGCTATCACTTGAATACGAAACTTTATTGAACCCGTCCAATATTTGAACATCTGTGATACACCACATATCGCAGTCATATGATATGCTGCTGGTGGACCTGTCACAACATCAAACTGACTGGGACAAACCACTATAGTCCCAAGTAGTTGTTTTGGTGTAGTGCCCTCTCCCCATCCAAAAGTACAGAGAAAAGACTCTACTTGACACAACTTTAATATATCCATTTCGTCTCCAAAATTGACTCCAACTGACTTTGAGTCAACAGTTACTCCTTGCTTAAAATCTGTAGACAATGGTGTTGATATGTCTGTTGTGTTTGTTTCGGATATTGTAGACATCATACGTGGTACATAAACACCTGGCGGGTTTATATTCAAAGGTCTACAATAGCCTAATGCAGAAGCTATTTTTGATACTGTCCTTGCACCCATCTCTGCCGCTGTGGCATAGGGTTTAATTACAGGTAATTTCTTCAATGCTCCCGCTGCATCCGCTACTGCAGTTGCAGTTTGAGATACAATCTTTTGCTTATCACCAACTTCTTCACCAGCTTGTGGTACAAGATGATAAGCATTATTATTAGTAGGACCACCCAAAACAGCATCTGTCATCCATGCATATACAGATATTGGTACTACATCACCAACTCCCAATGCTGCATTTGCATTTTTCAATCCTGCTATTTGTGAGATTATTATCTCTCCCATTTCTAAATATGTTGCTGCTTTCATATTTATATAATCTTCTGGATAGAAAAATGGTAAAGTCATAGTCCCACCTTGTGACGTCGTTGGGTCTAAGAAAAGGCGAGGCATTTGTGATAACTGTATCCTATTTTGTGGTACAAGCCCAGATATCTGTGATGTACCATCAAAACTCTGCAATGGTAAATAACTCACCATAGCTCTCCCATACAGAAAACTATTGCCATTAACCATAAATTTCAAATGCAGTGTGCCTTTAATTAGATTAAAGGTTGTTAACCTATTTATAACACGCTTGTTCTGTAGAAACAGAGCCCAAGGGTTAAAACTAGGAGACAACAAAGTATTGCCCCACGACAAGGTTTGTATTAATACAGGGCGTTCCAGGAATTTTGAAAGATCTAATTCAGGGTCATAAACACGCTCTCTATCATCGTTTGCAACCATAGTTACATCTGTAGAGGGTGCTTGACCGTCACGGAACGTTATTGTACCAGTCTGCAATCCAGACTGTGGTACTATAAATATATTTTGCGAGACATCCATCTCTAGCAGATTTTGAAGGTCTGCTACCTTACAAGTTTCTTTTTCTTTTTCTATTATTAATTTTTGGGCCAACTCGGCCAGCGTAGTTTAACTGATTTTTTGTATATTCGGCTGCCTACACTCCTGACTCACAGTTTTCATCAAGGAGGTCGGTAATCACGCCAAGGTCATACAGACCTTTATTTATTGGAGCATCGTTCAGAGCGGTTAACATCTTACGTTCCTTCCACTTCTTAACTTCAGCTCCCAATTGTTCGATAGTTCTCATATCGAAATCAACACCCCTTTTTATAATTAATGGAGTGTTCACGTCAATTCCAACAGTTTCTTTGCCATATATATATTTATCCTTCCACTGTGAAACTGCTTGATCATATGACACATCTATTTGACGCGAATAATCTAATATGCCATGTTTGATCAATATTTTCCTAAAACCTTCCCTATATCTTTCATAGGTAGTACGACCATGAAATTTTAACTCAATAAGAGCATTTTCAATAACAACTACTGAATGGTAAAGTGCGTCAAGAGAATTTCGAGTCTTATAACATAACATTTTATGTATGGAATTTATATTTAATGCTGCTACAAAGAACCCAAAGTCACCATTATACGTAAAGCTCCTTTTAAGAAATTCAAGCTCACTCCGTTTCATATAAGAAACTTTCTCATCAGTTTTCCAACAATTGGTCATAACTATCCCTCCGGGATCTAGTGTACCTATAATATTATCTACTGTGAAAAGAGGACAGTCCAAACTTACTTTCCCTACAAAATCATCTCCATAAGTACCGAGGCGCACATGTTTATTAAACTGTCCAAGGTGCTTATAATTTTTGAAGAAAGCTATTCTCAAAAGTAGGGATACACACAATCCACCTAATATTGAAGTTCCTATAATACCAGAAAGAATAATCCCAGGAATACTAATTAAATCTCCATTAAAGTCTATTATGTTGTTGACAATTTCCTCTCCTAATGTCTTAAACATATTCATATCTTCATCTGAAAAATTTCCGGTCCATATTGCTATATCCGTAAGAATATCCCATGCAGCCCGTAGTACTTTTGGGTTCATAGATATGTCAAAACCTTTAAAATCACCGGCTATATAGTTATCTCCTTCTATTTTATCAATATATTTGAGAAACTTATTCCAATCGGTATGATGGGCATTAATTCCCACCTTACATTCTGACGCATCTGGACGACAATAAAAGAACCGTGTCATTCGTAACAAAATTTTTCGCATACCTGCCTGATGTGTGATGTCACTACCATAAAAAGTTCTAACTTTATTCCGTGAAAATTGCTCACTTGTGATCGCCTCATCTTTTGGATAAGCTGAATATACTTCAAAAGTCCGTTCACAATTTTTCCATTTTTCTTCTTTGCGATTATAATCCTCACGAATGATATCATGTGGGGTTCGTTTACCGTCCACGATATCAAAATATCTTTCTTTGGCTCCTCCTAAATGTTTCCCTACAGATGTCTGAAAATTCATTGCTTTCAGCATAGGTTCATTTTCTTCACCAAGGTATATAGCATCTCCTTCTAAAGGACGTATGCTATCTCTCCAGAAGTTTTTATCACCATCATAGCCTTCTTCTAGAGCCTTAAATATCTGATTCTTCAGATCTTGGCGAGCATACTCAACCTCCTCTACAGGATACCCCACTTTATCTACCAATTTTCCTAAGACATGTTTTATATAATGTCTTTTATCAGTACCTGTGGGTCCACGTAAACATGGAGGAGACCATTCCTCCTTAATATCAAACTCTGTTTTAACATCGTCAGAAATAAGTGTCTTCCGAACTGTAGTATCAAAACTTGATCTTTTAGTTGATGAACCAACCATGTATGCTCCAGGAAAACTCTCTTGAGCCAAAGGACTCTTCTGATGTATCTTGCTATCATAAAGTTTTATACCAAAAGACTCATATTCAAAACCTCCCTGCTTGAAAACAGTGATATTATGCTGTGATATCAAACCTTCAATATCCTCTTGGGTTAGTGAATAGGACATTCCAATGCCAGTCTCAACATGACCTCCAGCATGAATGCCTAATATACATGCTCTATTGTTCCCTACCGTTATCCAAGGGGCACCACATAGTCCTGCAAACGTTGTAACTTTAGACATATAACCGTGTGAAGTATTAGTATCATTGCGGTTACTATAATCGTTACAAGCATATCTCTTATATATAGTGTCTATACCTGTATAACTCTCAATCTTCCCGCTTCGATTCCTATATACAATTTGTATTGGCCCTGGATTCTCCAGGCGCGTAGTAGGAAAACAACTCCTCAGGTCTTTAACATTACCAGTATTTTCTACTCGTAAAAGACACAGATCTTTATCTGGGAATTTATATGCTTCCTTTTCAGATATGTAGTTTTTAAATATTGCATTACCAACCTTTGAGCCTGTTACTTTTTCTTTTCTACATACGGTAATCAATGCTCCAAAGTTTTCCTTAACTTCATGCCATGGTAACAATATATAATTTGTAAACACCATCAAACCATTTGAAAAGTGCTTCACACCATCACGTTCTCTATGATAAAGAACTCTCACAGTATTCTTCGCAACTATACTAAAAGTTTCTTCATGAGTTCTAATAGTAATGTCACTTGGAGAGTCTAATATCACATCACGCTGATACCATGTATCAGGGGGCCTCTTTAATGGATCTTCACTTGTGAGGTCAGGTTTTGTTTCTTGCAAGGCATTAGAATCCACTATATCGTCTTCTATTTCAAGATCACCACCTTGTGCTTCATTATGGTATCTCTCAATACCCTTCCATAAAGACTCAAAAGCACCACGCATAACCACAGCTCCAACCAACAATGGAATGCCCTTGTCTCTTGCATGATCATTTGTTTCAGACTTATATTCCAACAACTTGTTGGAAAAACGCCCTATATGTGTATAAAAATTATAATATAGTGATTTCGTACAGTTATACTTTCCTCTAACATAATTTAAATATCTATATTTGAAGAAATTTACTTCAGGACATACCATTGGTTTTCTAAGCAAGATACAGTGTAGAAAGTAATTCATACTCTCAGCAATCATATCAAGAATTATACAAAATCTTAAATTCCAATCTTGAGCATAAAACCACTTAACAACAATGGTATCTTCTAACCACACTGGCACTAAATCATACGTCTTATAACGCCTTTTAATTTCTTGAAAGAACACATAAACCGCAAAACCAACTATAGCTTTTGCTGTTGAAGTAACTAAGGAAAATACAACCCGTTCTAATTTACTTATACTCTGAGATAATGACCCATCACCCAGCAATGCAGTGACTTCTTTGGTTAACTCAGTCAAATACACCTCAACATCATCTAACTCCTTGATAATATTGGTATTGCATTTCAAAAATAGACCAGCTTGTTTTTCTAGATTTTCTTCATTAGGGATTTTTCGCACTGATGCAAGTCTTGTCTTCACTTCTTTCAGGTTTTTCCTCTGTCTATCCTTAAGCTCCTGCAACTTAGTTGTAGAGTTAGGCATCTCTATGTCCTCAACGACATCTGAAACTTCTGGACTATTAATATCTTCCCAAGTTTCAACTTCTTCTTTTGGGACATCAGTCTCAACATTCTTGCATAATAAGCACATATCTTTAATGAGCCCACAATCACACAATGGTGCTGAATCTACCACTGAAGAACAGTTAAGTACTGTTTTTTGCACTGCAAAATGCTCTTTAGAACGTTTTGCTGCAAACTGGCAAAGTTCAGAGAAACTGATATCTTTTAACAATACCTCTTGAAGACCAATATCGCCTGTAGGCAAACGTCTCATAAGTTTTTCTTTATCATAAGTCCACATCCAGTGATCATCAGAATCCTCTGGCGTTGGCTCTCCAAAACTTGTCTTAATTTCAGTGTCTTTTCCAGCAACAACAAATTTGTACACATCGAAGAACCATGCATCAGGATCTATATCACCATTTCGATCTGTGGGCACTTTACTATAGTCAATCTCACTAGAATAAGTAGTTTCTTTCGTCTTCTCATTGTAAAAGGATTTTCTATATTCTTTCTTTACTTTGCCCACTATCAATGACTTCAATCGCCTGTAAGTGGCAGTGGGACGTTTTGTCAATGCCTCTATCTGTAAATGGGAAAAATTCCCATTGACAACATTCAACAAACTATTGTTCCACATCATTGACTTGTCTTCCAAACGTGCTGTAACAAGATTGTGAGGTTGGTTATTCACAGATTTCAATAAGAAGTTTTGGTGATTTTGGCCCTTGCCAGGCTCAGGTATACTATTCCCAACATCATCAAAAATAATGGCGGTATTATGATTTTGCCATCCTGACACATATGGATCATTATCAACAAAATAATATGTAAAATCGTCTCCTGAAGGAAAGCCATTCCCTTCCAATACAATCTTTGTAAGAACTTTAGTAATATGAGACTTACTAATACCAGTCCCTGAAACAATGGCAAATGAATAAGGAGCCATACGCGTTTTAGCATGGGAGATACTAGTATTAATATCTATTTTTATCTTGCTTATTTGCGTATACATTCGCTGTATATTCTTCTGCTGTAGATTTGTTGATACCTTCATTGCTACTTTTAAATCCTTCTCTAATTCTCCTACCTCGAATATATGCCGCATCCGGGTAGGAATGTCCATATCACCTATACGGAAGGAATTATTTTCCAAGCTAATAGTCAAAAATCGTTCATTCAGAGTGGTATAATCATCATCAGAAAAGAAAAATCCATCTATAGAACCTGTTTGTAGAAATTTCTTTACACCTTTTGTAATATAGATAATCAAATTAAAAAGGCCATATATTATATCATGGGGTCCCATAAGTCTTTTAATCTTCTTTGTGAAACGAATAAACTGGAATGAATCAAATTGAAAACCCAGAGTGGGACATATAATACTCACAAAGAACGTGCTAATAAAACTTAATGCACTTAACAAATCATGGTTAGATAATATTTCGGACCATTTCGACTTCAAATTTTTAAAATAATCTAACACTGTTGTCATATTAAGGTTCATCAATTTTTTGCCATGTTTTTTCCACAACATCTTAACTCCACCCATTAAACTACCAGGTGCTGTTGCTAAAATACAAGTAAACGCTTCGCCAAAAGTACTAGACAACTTTGATCTGAACATGTAAATAATCACTTTTTCTATTATTGTAAATATAGCATTTTCAGTACTCAAAGTCATATTAGCACCTTTCAAAAAATCCGAAATATAAGATGTGTTTAAATTTATTTCTTCGTCACTTGCTTCTCCTGATTGTTTGCCAATATACTTGCACTTCTTCAACAAGTTCTTTTGCTTTCTTCTCTTCTTACCTGATCCTAAATTCTTGCCTGTAGAGTCAGCCATCTTTTTCAAAACCTTCTTTGAAAGATTCTTTACGTCTCTCTCTCGACGTTCATAAACTGACCTTCTATAGTTCTTATCATCTGGTAAAGGATCGTTACACTCCTCTACTCCTGATTGAGGCACAGTCATCATATCTATATGTGGTGTTTCGCTAAGAAACTGTATGTTCAAACCATACATAAACCAATTATTCCGTACAATCATGTATCGCACATCAAATTCGTCCACATCATTATAATGAGCTCCTGTACCAAAGGGAGTCTCCACCATCAACATATATTCACGCGTTAATATATCGTAAATAAGACAGTGTTCTTCATAATGTGCTATAAGCACATAATCTTCCCTTATTAAGCCAACAGGCGTCCACAGTTCCATAAAAACATTAGAAGTAAGTCCATACTGATATAATAAGTATGTTTCTTCTTCTGATGTTAAACTTTCTGTGTCAGCCCACGATTCTGGAACGCTTAAAACGCTGTGATCAGAATCGCTAAAGTAGTTATCGTTGTTCATTGTAATTTCTGACATCTTCTACTTTGAAGATGTGGTGTACATTGTTTTAAAATATTTCCAATATGGAAAATTGATAATTCTTAATTCATAAATATAATGAGAGCATAAGGGTAATAGCCTTATGAGAGAGTTTAACGTCCAGTAGTGGGGTTTTGTCTTCTGTCCCGTAGGTCTATCTATGTAGTTCGTACACGGTGTCGAGGATTGAACACCGTCGTCAAGCTTTCTCTAACCCTAGATAGGAGATTAGAGCGCGACAGTTAAATACTGTTAATGATAAAAACCTATATCAATTGATGGTTCATAACATATGGGTCTTTCTCACCAAAATAGGATAATTTTACGTTTTTAACCAACCTATTTGACTCGATTTTTACTTGTCTGACACAAGTAATGGACGTGTACCTCGCGATACAAATCCAACCCTTCAGCGCATATACTATTCGCCCATAGAATATATATGCCGCCTAATTATGACGTACTACAATTTAATATAGTCACCTATGGTGCTCTAGATTTATATTATCATAACAGATTCCTATATCATCTAAGAGTCCTCTAATTACCCATAAATTTAATAACAGAACTGCGACCATTGCTTACCCAGACCGATCTACCCTCTCGAGGGTTCTATCAAACTGCAAAAGTAATCCTAAGAGAACTTTTGAAGTAATCATATAGTACCAACACCTAGACACATGTTGGCAGCCCTATAGTCCACAATGGTTTTACCCCTGCGTTAATTTATTGTAATACCTCCACATGCATTCAACTTGTCAAGATTAAATGCATTACCAGAAGCCCACAAATGACTTCACATTTCTTATAGTTATTTTTATTTAATTTCTGGAGCTCGACAATAAGCTCCACATCTCTATATTTTTATGTGTTTTATATTAACTTATTTTATTTTTATTTATTTATTTGTTTAAAATTTTTATATTTTTATTTGTTTTATTTTATAACATATAGCGTTTATATCAAACATAGCACTTTGAGTATAGTGTGCTTGAATATAAACTTATTAAATAGCCTACTCAATAAAAATTGTTCTCGGCACAAGGGAACAATAGTTGAACCGATAAGGTTCTGATAAGCACTGTTTGCAACATGCATATCATGAATAAATTGTAACAACTACATACGCGTTCCACCGCGATTGTGCAATTGCATAGCAAACACCTGTCCTGTCCTCACAG